GGAAATTACATTCCAAAACCAGTCCTCTAGCGTCATGGCTAGGGGGGGTCGAAAGACATCAGCGACGTTGCTCCGAAGGGAGCCACGTGACCGAGTCCTACATGACGTCAAACGAGGTGTGATTGAGGAGTCACATTTCGCTGACAGGATGTCGGCACAAACTTTCCTAAGAAAGTCGGACGCCGCCCTAGTTGACACTTTTAAGTTGATTGGGGTCCAATTTGAAACGGTCTTGAATTTCAAGGCCTTCAACCAATCCGATATTGAGATTCTAGTTAAGGAACTTAAGACCTTTGTCTCAGGTTTCTTTCCTATGGTTCTCAACGACGAACTACCAGAAGGTTTCGAAATCGCTGGACTATGGAGGAAATTCTCTTCCCGCGCTAGGTCATATCTTCAACCTCGATTTCTCTCAAAGAGAAATCTGGTTCGTAAGATCCGACTAGCCGCGCTCTTGAATTACTCCAAGCGGCTTTTTCCAAATCTCCCGAGAACACTCGTGGATGCCAAGTTGGCCACCTTTAAGGAATTCATTACTTCTCCGGATACCGATCTTCTTCATGAGCGTAATGCTCTTGAGGAATCGATCCTTCGAGAAGTTTCTGAGTTTCCCAGGTTCGTTGCCGACTATATGTCTCCATTCGTGCCCACTGGTTCATCCTGTCTTGAGTCCACTCGTGCAAACGGGGGGATTCAAGGATGGACCCGGGGACTACTTTCGCCACTCTTTGACCAGTTCCCGTGGTTAGAGAAGATTCACAAAATAGAGGGACTGACAGAAGACGTTCTGTTTAGTTCCATGTCTCCGATCTGGAATGAGATCATCGATCTCTTGTTCAGAGAGGCTATCTCGACTTTTCCCCTGGAGGGCCCTTGGCCCCTTATGGAGGTTTCCCCTGCTGCAATCGCTGAACCCTTAAAGGTTCGCATTGTTACAAGGTCCTCTTGGATCTTGCAGCTTCTTAAACCGATTCAACAAGCATGGCATTCTACCATGAAGAAGAATCCAATTTATGAGCTGATAGGGGGGAAATCTGTTGAGACTGCTCTTTCTGATCTCAGACTGGAGAAGGGTCAGAGATTTATCTCTGGAGATTATGAGGCTGCTACTGATAGGATCCATCTTCACTACACCCGCTTTGCGGCTAAGTGTATGATGGATCACACAGATATCAGACTCCCCTCCACAGAGTTTTTCTCTGACCACATGGGGATCATCGCTTGGATTAACCGTATGGTTATCCACAGTTTTGATTCCATCTATATTGGTGAACCCGACAACGTAGTCCTTCGTGGACAGATGATGGGACATATTCTCTCATTCCCCCTCCTCTGCTTGATTAATCGTTCTGCCTCCGTCCTGTCTGTCCCTAGGGATAGATGGATGAGGATTAACGGCGACGATGTTCTCTTTCCGGCTAGCCGGTCAGAGTATCAGGCATGGGAGCTTCACACCAAGAATATTGGTTTGAAGAAATCCATTGGTAAGAACTATTACTCTCGCGATCTAGCCATGATTAACTCTGAGGTCTACACCTGGTCAAAGGAGAAGAACCGTTTGGTTCGACTCATCTTTCCCAATGTAGGTCTCCTGGGATACCTCGGCGACTTCGTAGATAAATACGGTCGCCAGGTGACCCCTTGGGAGCAGCTTTCCGGAATCATTGTAGATTTCTGGAAGGGCGTTCCCGAGAATCAACAAGGCTTTGCCCTGAGGCTCTTGCGAGAGAGGTACCCTATTTTATCGGGGTTTCCCGGTTCCGTCTTCGGACCCACGAACCTCGGTTGTTTAGGTTTACCTGTTCCGGCGGGTCACAAATATACCCGATACCAGAGGATTTGGATGGAAGCACACCGCACGGGGGTCTACTCATTCCGGGAGGGAATCAAAACGGACTATGCCCGAATTGAGACTCTTTACCAGAAGGAGATTCCCACTCAAGATAAATTCTTGAGATGGGGCGTACCCGACTTCGTGATGGTGCCAGAGAACATTCTGCCCGACCCATACTCTCGATCTGGTGGACTATCCAGGGAACTAATGCAGATAAGACGGTGGTTTGAGGGGTTGATAACCCAAAAACATCACCGGGTCTTTGGTCGAAGACGATTTAATCGTTTTCTCCAAAAGAACCATATTGGACCCCTTTCGGGATCTGCACTTGAATCAGTTCTCCAGAATGGTTGGCACGAGGATCGTTCACAATGGTTCCATATTCGACAAGGAACCAATGTGTCCAAGGAGGTGGTAGTCCGCTTGTCATTTTAATCACACCGGGGCCTAGCCAAGGAGGCTAAGCGAGAGACCAGGAGGTCCCCTGTCGAGGTGCAATGGTCCGGGATATTTCTATCCTGCACTGATTAATTAAAATGACTAAGAAGAA